CAGGTTGGAAGTCTATAAATTTCTGCCCAAACTGTGAAATGAATATTGAATACATAAATGAATCAAAGTTAAAATTTATAATATTCTCTAATTCAATTTGTGATATTTCAACATCATCAACTTTTAATGAATTAGGATTCCAAGTTCTTTTAATAACCCCTTTATCAGTATATAACTCTACTTCACATTTTTCATCAGACCACCAATTCTTTATTTCTCCAGCTTTTAAATTAGTAGAAGTTTTACCAAATAGACACCATACAATAGCTTCAAATAAAGTGCTTTTACCTACAGCATTTCCCCCTAAATCTTTTTCTATTATATTTTCACCTGTAACAAATATAAAACCATTTAAATCATCAAAATCTATTTCTTGCTTTTTTGAAAAGCTTCTAAATCCTTGGATTATTATTTTTGATATATTCATATGATTAATTCCTTAGCCACATTAATAAAGTCTGTTTCTAAGTTTTCTTTTTTTGCAAAGGATTCAATTATATCTAAATCTGTTTTTTCCTTATATTCTTTTTTACTAACACTTCCAACTTCTTTTATTAATTTCATTTCTATAGATACAGGTAATGCTTTTTTACTATTAATAGTATTTTTTATTTTAGTTCTAGTAGTATCCCATTCGTAGGTTTCATGTAACTTCAATTCAACCTTTACTTTAACTTGGTCATTTTCTCTTATATCAGAAAAATCCTTTTCAGTGAAACTATTATCTAAATGTAAATATAGTCTTTTAATACTATTAAATGGTTTAAATGTCACTTTACCATCTTTAATAATTACACATCCACCTTTATAAGTATCACCAAATGTAACATGGTATGGTGCTCCTACATAAGTAATCTTATTTATAATTTGTGGTGTATGTATATCCCCACTAAATACAGGTTTATTGAAAGCTTTTACTACACTATCAACATCTATACCGTCTTCTGTTGTATAACCATTCTGCAATGTAGAACCTTTAAACATTTGGTGCATATAAATTACTTTTATTAATGATTCATTAAAAAAATTGGAATAGTTATTTATATTAAAGTTTTTAGTATGTGGTATAAATAAAGTATCTAGAGATATACTTGGTTCAGAAAAGAAATTCATACCAGCTATATTTTTTAGAAATTTAAAATAAGGTGTTTCTTCATCAATATAATCATGGTTTCCTTTTAATATTCTGATATCACCATATGTGGATAATTCAAAAAAGTTTTCAATAAGTCTATTAGTTAATACAGCAGAATGTTTATCCTTCTTATCTGTAATATCCCCAAGAATATCTATTAAATTTATATCATGTTTTTTACATAAACCCATTACCCAAGGAAAGACTTCCCATCTATATTCTGTTAATGGGTTATCATCTAGATGTAAGTCAGCTAATATTATTCTATCATATAACATATTTACCCTTTTAGAATATTTTTACAATCTTTTAATCTNNTACCTTTACAATTCTTTTCTGATTGTATCATCCATTTTTCAGCTACAAAAGATTTTCTAGATTTAGCTTCTATTGAATACTTATCTTTAAATAAATCTTCCCCACCAAAAATACCAACTCTAGCCGCATTTAGTATATTAGCAAGTGCTTTTTCATTAGCTTTACCACGTTGTCTATTCTTTCTTGCTATTTCTGCTTTATCCACTAAGTTCTCCTACAAAACAATAACTAGGTTCATTCTTCTCTATTGTCATCTCTAATTACTTTTCCAATATAATTAAAAAATACACTGAGAACAAGTGCTACTGAAATACCCAATGATAAAACCCCTCCTACAATGATGCAACCTACTACAATAGCTACTTCCATAATTGCCTCCTAAACATCAAATCCAACCTTATTTTTATTATCAATAATTGTAGCCAATGCCCACATATCTCTTAAAGATAGCTGGTTTCTAGGAGAATGTTGTAAACAAAATATTATAGGGTCTATGGTGTTAGGTACTATATTTTTATGCCACTCACATTCAGTATAACTCTTACCAAACTTTGTCTTAATTAATGTGAAATTAACACATGTCGCACATATTCCATATTCGTCAGTTGATATTTTAGGTACATTCTCCAATAATGATGCGGAAATATCAATCTTCTGATATCCCTTATCTTTTCCAGACTCTATTTCATCCAAAAAATCACTCATAGTGTACATTCTCCATCATTGCATTTGCCAAAAAATTGTTTTGGCTGTGTAAATTTGTTGGTATTTGACGTACTTGTCAATACTTGATTTCTACTACCATCTCTATAAATTGTCACACCTTTTACACCAGCTTTCCATGCTGTAATATAAGCATTTTTAATATCATCTACTGATGCTGTATATGGTACGTTGACCGTCTTGCTCGCACCTCCGTCAATATATTCTTGCCATTTAGCTAATACTTTAATATGCCATTCTGGACTAACTTGATGGGCAGTTCTGACATATTCAGATTTGTATAAATCTCTTGTTTCTTCAATCTTTCCTATAGTAAGACTTCTTTGAAATGCCACATCATAAACAGGTTCAATACCTGATGAACAGTCAGCTAGTATTGACAAGCTACCTGTAGGTGCTATAATTCTTCTATAGAAATAGAATTTGTCAGGATTATAAGCTAATGTAGCCTCTTTGTAAACAGTACCAAGTTTATCGATAAAATCCAAACATTCTTGACTGTCATACCTTATACCTAATTTGATTAAACAGTCAGCAAATCCCATAATCCCAAGACCAACTGGATTATATTCCCTCATACATTCAGTTATTTCAGGTAATGGAAATGTGGATAATTCATTCATATTTGTTAATATAGTCATGCCCATTTTAACAACATTTGCAAACCTTTCAAAATTAAAATCATTCTTCCATATAAATTTTGATAGGTTTATACTACCTAAACAACAAGCACCGTATGGTGGTAGACTTACCTCAGAGCATGGATTGGTTGTATCCAATTTTATATCAGGATAAAATGGATTGTCTTTATTAATTCTATCAAAGAATAATAATGCTGGGTCACCATTTACCCAAGAAGCAAACGCCATCAATTCAAATATATCTTTAGCTTTTACAGTATTAATTTTGTAACCTAAAGGTGATACAATATCTATATCACCGCCATCCAAAACCTTGTTCATAAAACTGTCATCAACCATTATTGATAAATTAAAGTTCTGTAACTTTTTCTCAAGTTTTACTTTTATAAAATCAAATATTTCAGGATGGGTATAATTGAGAATACCCATCAATGCACCTCTACGCATACCTCCCTGCTTTACTACTTCTACTATATTATCAAATACTCCCATAAAGCTTAAAGTGCCTGATGATGTTCCTCCACCATGTACTATAGCATCTTTTTCCCTTAATGGTGAAAAGTTTATACCTACACCCCCTCCTGTTTTAAATACTCGTGCCATATCAGATACAGTCTTAAATATTGATGCTGTGTCATCATCCACTTTCAATATAAAACAAGCCATAAGTTGGGCATCCTTAAATCCCGCATTAAATAGTGCAGGGGAATTTGGTAGGAATATGCCATTAATCATAGCATCATAAAATCGTTCCTCTAACTTTGTATTACCCTTTGACAAAAATTCTGCTGTTCTTTTAAATACATTTTCAGGTGTTTCACCATTTTTACAGTATCTTTGATTTAACAAATATATAGCATTTTGACTTAATGGCATTTAATTATCTCCTTTATTCATATTTTCCAGTTTCTGGCATAAATTCATTATCAATCTCTTTCCAGCTTTTTATTGTCATATCTCTTATTTTATCAATTAATTCTATATTTTTATCTTTTCTTAATGTTTTAGCGACTTCCTGAATATCTTCCTTTTTTATTCCTAGTTCTTCTAAAGCTCCCTTTATGTCTTTTAACCAAAGTAAATTAGATAATACGTCATCAACACCATAATAGAATATTGATTTAAAATCACATTCCCTAAAAGATGGTCCAACTTTATTCTTTTTACATTTAGCTCTTACACCAATACCATAAGGTCTTGTTTTACCGTCTACGGTCTTTTTTATCTTCTCTGTTATTGCTAACCAAACTATTTGTGATGCATAGAAATTTAGAGCTTCACCTCCAGCCCTTCTTTTCTTCTCTCCAAACATAACACCAATATTATCTCTTACCTGGGATACTATAAATAAGCACATGTTAGCTCTTTTTACAGGTCCAGCTAAATCTGTTATCAACTGATTTATTGCTTTAGCTCTCTGTGCCGCATCATAACCTCCAGCTAATTCACCTTCTGACTTTTTAGGCAACTTTATCCCATCTAAAGAGTCAAGTATATATAATGCTGGTAATTCTTTCTTTTCTGCATCATCTATAACACTCAATATTGATGTATACACATCGGATATTTCTTCTATATCCTCTTTTATAACAGCATCCTCTGGCAATCCTAATTTATAAGCATATTCTAAATCAAATGCAGATTCTGCTTCATGATAGTATATTAAACCATCTGGATATTGTCTCCTAAAATTAGCCGCAGCTTCAATAGATAGACCTGTTTTAGAACTTCCAGTATCTCCAACTAAATTCACTATCCTTCTTAAGGGCCATCCTCCGCCTAAAACACAATCTAATAGAGTACATCCTGTATGGATAAATTCTATATCCCTTTTAATTAAATAATTTCCTATTGTATCAAGTTTCTTTTTCTTCATCTTCTGTTCCTTTTTGTGTAAAATCTGGTTGTATTATTTTACCAGAAACTTTTGGCTGTTTATTTTGTTTTTCTAATTTTTTATTTATTGTTTTATAGATGCTAGATATTTCTTCTAATATTTTTAATTTTTCTGCTTCTAAAAAGGTTATCTTGCTTTTACAAAACTCCTGCTCCATTACTATATCAAAGGCTTGTGCTTTTAATTTTCTTATATAATCTTCTATATTTTCTTTAATTTCCAAAGTTCACCCATTATAAATAATGGGGATTACAGCTAAGAACCTTTATGAGAGAAAGTGTCCTACTGTTATCTTTAACTCGACTTAGCTGCCCCCATATAAGTAGAATTATTTGCCTCTTAGTCTAGCTTTTGCCTCCTCAAGTTTTGAACTAGATTTTTCTACAGGTATGTCCAATTCTTCACATATCAATTCAATCAGTTCATTTTCAGTTAAATCTCTTATATCTCTTCTTTTCATACCACATTCATCAATGGCTATATCTTCCAAATCTTCTCTATCCATCAATTTCAAGTCTTTATAGGTGTAATCTCCAACTGAATCTTCTTGTCCTTCATTTTCTACTTTTGATTTCTTAGGTTCAATAGGAAGGTCGTCATCATCATCATCAGTTTCTACCTTTTCTTCTATTGTACCACCGTCAAGAATTGATTTTATATAATCATATTCTTTATATTCCAATGTCTCTGTTATAGGATGTTCTGCAATATAATCAAGTACAGCATCCATTTTCTTGGGGTCAGCAAAAATTGGTGATGTTCTTCTGGAAATCTTTTCACCTTCATATGTATATACAGGGCCACCTTGAGACCCCTTAATAGTCTTAAAGGATACATCATACCCTTCTTCTGGTAGGTCAATTTTTAGAAGGTCTCCAGTTTCTTCATCAACAGATTGTAATACAAATTCTTTATCCACAGTCCAAGGCATAGTCCAGACTTTTACACCAGCTTCTTCATCAAATCTATCAATCAAATAAACATAGACTTTTCTTTTTGCTTTAACTTTATCTTTAAATTCTTTATTTGTTGAATTGCTGTCAATCGCTTCACATATAGGGCAAGGCTCATTCTTCATTTTTCTCAAACAGATAAAAGCTGAATTATCAGCACCAATATTATAATGTGCATACAAATCTAATCCATAGTGGTCAGGGTCATCCCATGTTGGTGGAAGTATTCTAATCTTATTTGTTTCATCAATTTTTGGAGCAAATACAGTTACACCAGATTTTATAAACCCTTCACGTTTTTTACTTTTCTGTTTTGCCCTTTCTTCATACTGCGCTCTACTTCTTTCTTTGTACTCAAATTTTCTTTTTCTTTCTGTTGGCATAAATTCCTCCTAGGCTTTGCCATAAATTTTATTACTTTTTACTTCTAATTTTTTTCCTCCTTTCTTCATAGTCTGCTTCAGCTATTACTGAAGTTGGTGCTTTTACCTCCATTTTATTAAGAATGCCAGCTATAAAAAATTCACCAAGTTCTTTCACAAAATGGGCTTTTTTATCAAAAGATTCCTTTACTGAAAACCAGTAATCAGCTTCAAGTTTAGCTTCAAGATAATTCTTTACAGAATTCTTATAATCTTTATGTATTTCTACTAAAGCTTCTGTAGCTTTATCACTTTTATTCAATTCTTCCTTTAAGTTTGTAAATAAACCACTCCAAACTTCTTCCATAAGCTGCTTCTTGGCATCACGTACACTTACAGCTTCAAAATAATTTTTACCAATCTTATCATATATATCTGCATAAATAGTACATTCCCTAGTTAAGTCACTTGTATCAACTAATAAATATTTTCTTGCTTCATCTAATGTCATCTTGCCCTCCTATATATTATATACCAATTCCATAGAAATTTTGGAATCATTTACTATAAAATTTATTTGAAAAAATCTTCAATAGTTATAAACCCTTTGAAGCAAAAATGTCAACTACTAATTCACTAAATCCTGTTTGTTGTGTATAAGGGTGTGTAAAGTTTGCAAGTAAATTCAAAAAGTATCTAGTATCTTTACCACTTAATATACAAGCATTTAAATAATTACATATTTGTATTCTTATAGATTCTGGATTTGTATTTTTTAATACCTTTAATGCCCTAAGTAAATCCCTCGCAGAAGTTCTTTCATTTACAATAAGTCTGCATAAATCTATAACTTCAACCTTATCAACAGCAGACCCTAGCATATCTTTTAATTCTTCAATAGTTTTACACCCACGAATTTGTGATATAAGATTTAGTAATCTTCTTGCAGACCCATTACTTTCTTTTATTATTATATGTATACTATTTTTTGGTAAATCTATATGTTCTTCTTCACACACATATTCAGCTAAAGCATATAAACTTTCATCATCAATGTATTTTAATGTATACACATGACATCTTGTTTTTATTGTTTCAGGAACTTTATCAGGTTCAGTAGTGCAAAAGGAGAAGTATAAATGTTCTGGAGGCTCTTCTACTAGTTTTAACCAACTATTCCAACTAGATTTAGAAAGTTGGTGGCATTCATCAATTATGACAAAATATCTACCAGTACCCAACCAAGATTTTGTAGAAACTGTATTAGCTACATCTTTCATATCATCAATACCTGTATGAGTAGCTGCATCAATTTCTACAAGTTCAGCATCTAAATTTTGTGCTATGATCCTAGATATAGTTGTTTTACCAACACCAGACCCACTTATAAATAAGAAAGAATGTGGGACTTTATTAATATCAAATAAATGTCTAATTGATGATATTGTAGCATCTTGCCCTAATACCTTATCAAATGAATTTGGTCTATACTTTCTATGTAAATCAGTTATCATAATTACTCCTCAAAAAATCCAATTTTTTTCACTTCATAAGACGTATCATACCTTATATTGTTTCCTTTTGGGTATTGTAATCTACAATACTTAAAATTCTCTAACATAAACTTTATTTCTTTTTTATTTCCTAAAAATTGAAAATATCTATGTTTAGTTTTTTCTTCTTTAAGAATTTGGATATAATCAGGCAAACTGTTTTTACTTCTACTCCCAAACAAAGAAACTACATTTCTTGGATGTAATATTTTTCCTGTTTGTTTATTTAAATAAATATTTTCTTTTCGTGTCATTCCTGTATAAATCCAATTTGTAGCTTGATAGATATACCCATGATGTCCAACTCCTTCATCAGAATATGATACTAAAATTAAAGGTTTTGGTAATAATGCAAAAGTTTTAGATACAAAAAAAGATAAAGAATTCTTTTCTAGATTTTCATTTGTTATTAGTCTATTTAATTCTAAAATATCAACATCAAATGGTAATTTTTTATTAAATAGATTTTGTGGATTATTCATCATCCTAGCAGGAGGTCCATAAGTACAAACACCTACTATTTTATTATTTTCATTTCTTAGTCCAAAAGCATATTTTATTAAAGGAATTCTTTTGGCATAATGTTTATATAATAACCAATCTCTATAATCATCTTTGGTTATTTTTTCTATAGATAATTTTTCTTTTATACCCATATTTGCACCTCTTATATTATATTTACCCACCTATTATTTTTATACTCCCAAAAATCTAAAGTAGTAAATTTACATAAATCTTTTAGTTCACCCCAATTTGTTCCTGTTGATATTTCTACTTCTAGTGGAACAGTTATAAAGTCATATGCTGGTCTAACCATTTCTTTTGCTATGAATAATACATCATCTTCAAAAGTTTCTTCTGGTATAAAGAAGCTTAAATCATCATGGATATTCAGTCTATATTGGTATTGTGGTTTATCTAATTCGTGTGCTAACTTAGAAAGCCTATTTCCAGCACATACGCAAATATCAAATGATGCTGTATTCTGAATTGGTAGATTTATTATTTCATTTTTCTTCATAGGCATTCTACGCCTTCTACCAGTTAATGATTGTACATATCCATACTTATCATAAAATTTTAATGTATCATCTTGCCATTTTTTTACACCAGTATAAACACTCCAAAATTCATCAAAAATTTGTTCCATAATTCTTTCAGGTATTTTGTAAGTTCTAGCATAATAATCTATTACTGAATATTTGGATGCACCATAAAATATAGCAAATGTTAAATTACTTTTGTTATCATTCCTTAAATCTTTTTTAGTTTTTACATAATCTAACACTTGTGGGTATAATTCTATCATTCTATCAGTCCATCTCATGTGTGTATCTTCTCCAGACCAAATAGCACCTGAGAATTCTAAATCATTACTAGCCATTGCTAAGCATCTAGCTTCTAGCTGTCCATAGTCTATGGCAACAAATATATAACCATCTGGAGCTTTTATCATATTTCGTATTTCTCTATTAGCGTGTTTATTAAAATTCTGAAAATTAATATCACTATCATTTTCTTCATCTTCTTTACCAGAAGATAACCTACCAGTTGATGTAAACAAATGATTGTAATTTGGGTGGACTAGCCCATTTATTGTTAGTGATTTAACTTTATCTACATATGTACTTTTAAGTTTAGTATAAGCTCTATAATCAGTCACATATTGGGCTAAAACTATCCCTTTATTTTTATATGATGCCATAACTTCATTATCTACAGAAAACTTGCCTTTCTCTGTAATTTTAATTTGTGGTAACTTTAACATATCTCGAAATATAATAGTTAGATGGTCTGGAGACATTATATTAAATTTACCTTTTGTCTTGGTGAACTCTTTGACTTCCTTAAGTTTACCAATACTAACATCTAAATCTTCTAATTTAGAAGAATAGTCAATATCTAATTTATTTACCCAATAATCATCAGTAGGTAATCCAAGATTTTGTGTAATAGCTAATGATAAAGCGGTATCCACTAGATTCCTATAATTAGACTTAAAAAACCTATCTACTTTTGGTTTTTGTTTCATAAAAAGCTTATGTTCATATTTGCTGTCTAGACCATTGTATAAAAGTAATTTATCTAATGGATTTTTTTCTATATTTTTAAAGTCTATATCAGATATAGGTTTTAAATTAAAACCAAAATTAATTAATGTTAGTCTATCTAATTTCAGCATCCCCTCCTTTTTAGCAGTTCTTTCATCTAATAATACAGCCTGTGCCATAGAATCTTCCCATGTATTTTCATACAATACCCTTTTATCATTATATAGGGAATATAACCATTCAGCTTCAAATTTTAGATTATGTGCTATCTTACCAGATTTTTTCAACAAAAAATCATACAAAATATTCTTACATTTAGTAAGATTAACATTACGGTTTCCAAAATTCCAAGCACTTATATGGTCTAATGGAAAAGCTATAGTGTGTGAATAAGTACCTATAGCACATGATACAATTTTAGAATTCTTGTTATATGGTTTTAGTGTTGTTGTTTCTATGTCTATAGCTACATATTCTTCATCTAACATTCGTTCTAATTCAGCTTCAATAAACTTAATATCATTCTGACTGTTACCCATGACGATAATTATATTATCAGTATGGTTGTTTTCTACATACTCTGGCTTTTCATAGTTATTAAGAACAAAATCAACTATAAACTTCATGTCTAAGTCAAAACATTTATCTAATTCATTTACATAATCATTTCTTCTGTTTCTCAAAATAAAAGATGGGTGAAACATAGAATAAAACCAACATACATGATTACCAACTTTTATTGGTATTAATCTACCTCTCCACAATGTTATTTTATTACCATCTACAAATGTTTTAAGAGGGATTCCACCAAACCCTACTACTACAATAGGTTGTGTATCCTCAATATCTTGGAGTAATGAAGCTCTGCAACAACTTATTTCTATAGGGTTTGGTGTAATATTATCATTAAAACACCTTACTACATTATTCCACCTTATATAATTATCTACATCTTTTTTGTTTATGTATTTATATAAGGATTCTCTAAGGACTCTACCAGAACTTCCAACAAACTGTTCTCCCTCATCATCTTCATCAGACCCTGGAGATTCACCTAGAAAGTAGAATAACGGAGTGTTTGTACCTGTTGGTAACATTTTAGGTGAATTTATTTTTAAATTATTTCTTGGGCATACATAACACCCATATTCTTCTGCTATTTTTAATTTTGTATCTTTTATTTTAGTTTTAGTATTGGAAAAAAAGAACCCCATTAATACCTACCTTATCATTTAGAACAAATTTAAAGTCATCAATAGCTTTTAAACCATTAACAAATTTTTCAATATTATAATCGCAGGATATGGGATTTAATAGATTTTCAATGTCTACAGTCTCTTTTATATTACACAAAGTTGATGTACTACTTACATCTATAGTATTACTTGTAATATCAAGGTGTATTATATCAGTTCCACTGTTAATAGATTTAATTCTATTAACTGCTTCTTTAAATTCTGTTGGAATATTTACAAATACAGTATCATCTTCAAACCTGTTTATAACAGATTCATAATCTAATAATGTCAAATTTGTGTCTATTTTAGTATACACTTTTATATCACCAAAGTCTGCTTCTAGAATATCTTTATCAATGTAAAGATTTACATTTGTATTATAAAGTTTTAGTATCTGTTCATAAAATAATGGTGGAATTAAAAAAGACATATCATTAACTATATCAGTTTTATATTTACAGATACTAGCATTATTAGTAGAATATAAAGTATCTCCAACCACAGCTATGCCATATTGTTGTGGTCTTATATCATTTTTAGGAACTGATATTTTACACTGTTTAATGCCATCTATAAAATCCTTAGTTATCTCAAATAATAACCTCTTTTTCTTACTTACACCAAATTGTATAAAATCTTCTATGGGTATTGTAACAAGTGATACTTTGGATTTCCCTGATTTTAAAATCAATTTATTGCTATCATTTTTGACATCTACACCTCTATCAATATAAGCTGTTAAAACCTTAATAAAGTCTTTACTATTAACACAACCAATAAAATCTGTACTAAAATCAACTTTCATACCCTGTACACCATTAAAAGCCTCTATGGTTTTACCAGTGAAACAAAACATAGAGAATATAGGACTAATACGTGAATTAGTATTAGTAATAGGAAATAATTTATTACACACCTCTAGTAAATTAGTATCAATCTGCATTACCTTTCCTCCTAATATTGATTATTACACTATTAATATAAGATCTTATTTTTGTATCTAGTTTATACCAATCTTCATCAGAAAATGATACATCAACTTCAGTTACTAGTCTCTTAACAAATGTATACGTAGGTTCATTAGGTAGCCTTAAACAGTTAGTTAGACTTTCTAGCTTATCAAATAT